GTTCCAGCACCACCAACACCTGTTCCGTCATCAACACCAGTAACAACACCTGTCGCGTCACCAGTGCCAGCACCTGTTTCAGCGACACCACTATCATCAACAGGACTTAAAGAACCACCAATAGATCCACCACTCACTGATGCTGTATCATTATCATCGTAACCAAATCCTGTATTTTCAACAATGACATCTTCTAAAGAAGTTACGTAAGAAACTTCACCATCATAATTTGCGTTCGGATCTGGAATGACCTCTTTAACATTTCCATCAAAATCTGTTTCCGTTGTGTTTGGTAAGTAATTTTGGCCAGGACTTGTAATTACAACACCTGTTACACCAAGAGATTCATTTCCATTAGGATCTGTAACTTGTCCCATGATTGGATAACCACCAGCTCCAAATCCGTTATCACATCCATCAACAAATGAGAGTAAAGGTGGTTCTCTAAATCCAAATCCACCATCACTAATCGCAACACCAATTATCTGTCCTATAACATTTACAATTGCACCGCCAGTTACACCTTGGCCACCACCTCCAATAAAGTCAACTCTAGGTGGCCCACATTTAAGGACATTTGTATCACAATCTGGTTTAGTTGGTAATGCTGGAATTGCATTTTCAAGATCGCCCAAAACAGGATCTAATAAAGAACTTATTCCCATTTTACTAATTATACTATCAAAACTATCCTCAATTGATAATCCAACTCCACCCTTTGATGAATATGTGGAGTTATCTGGGCAGTTTTGTGCATCACATTCAAGAGCATTTGTAATTATGTTTGCGAACTTAATTGCTTTTGAAAATGTTGTACTTGGTAAAGCAATTCCACCACCTTGAATGTTATTCAATTGATCAAATAAACCACCAAGTTGTGTGTCTAAAATATTATTAATTTGACCAAACATATCACCCAAAAAGTTTTCAATGCCGCAAGTTGGAACATCTAATACTTGACCGATCATATTTTCCAAACTTTTAGAAAGATAATCTAATAATTCATCCTGTATTTTTTCAAAATTACAAAATATTACGTCAGTTAAATCTTTAGTAGCTTTTCCAGCTGGTGCTCTTAAAGGTAAGGGAGTTTTATCTTTTAAAGTTTTCGATAATTTATCTAAAGTGTCATTTACAACCCAAGAACGGCCACGACGGACTATTCTTGTCATAGAATTTTGAAGTTTATTTGCTGTTAATTTTACCTCTGATTTTATATCAACAATACCACCGTAGATTGGATTTACAAATACATCAGCTGAATTTAATTTTTGAAGGGTCTGCAACTTTTGAGTAAAGTCCTTCATTGCATTTGTTATCTTCGATAACTCATTATCTTGACATGCGGTAGCATTATCAATCCTAATCTCTGTACCGTAATTAAATTGATCTTCAGCAGTGGTTTTTTTAGGGCCAGCACCACCAGCTTTAACAACTTGACCAGACCACTTCTTTTTTTCATTCTCATGAGTTACATGTTTACCAGCATATTCTCTTACTTGTGGTGGTGTGTAAGGTTTAAAACAAGTTTGTTTCTTTGCATTAAACTCCGCATTTGTCAGTTTATCTTCGATGAAAGTTTGTTTAAACAATGTTCCAAAGATGACTGGTTGTTGACCATCATCACCATCAAAGAAAAATCCAACTACAACTTCTCCACCCTGATATTGCATGGATTGTCCTTGTCCACCAGTTGTTGAAGTATTTGGTGGTAACAAAACATGTGCTAAGGGTAGATCTTCGTCCTTTAGATCGTCCTCACATCCGTGATATCCAACGATACGGACACGACATCGATGTGAATAGATTTCCTTGTCGTCTTCGGCTTCTTGCTTTTCTAAGGAATCTCCCCACTTTCCTTTATCTGGATCAGTCACTTGACCGATCCACCACCGCATTGGATCTTTTCCTATAAAATTAGTTGATGGTTGATACATCTATTAATCGTCGTAAATTAAACATTCTGGTTCATCTGGATGTAAATCACAGAATATTTCAAGAGCATTGGGATCGTGATGATCTCCTGCTTCGATCTCTTCTTTATGATGTTCTACATACTCTTCAAGTTCATGCAGTTCTTCCTTAGCATGTCTGCGTGCTGCAGGGTTTGCTAATGGATCTTCTACGATCTTCTTGTCTTTTTCTATGTGATCTTCGATTGATTTCATTTGATTCTCTTGTTTCTTTTATTTAAGCGGTAAAGACATCACGAATTAATTTAAGTTGTGTTTCAGCACTACCACCACCAATTAAGTGTCTTAATTCGGAAACTAAGTACTTACCACTAGGGTCATTTGTTCTCTCATTTCCATACGAGTCCGTTTTAGAACCCTTATCATCTTTTTTAACTGGCAATCTAATATTAATTAGATTTCCAGCTCTTAAGGTTGTATTCAATGGAATCGAAATATTTATGGACTGTGAAAATAATAAGTTATTCCTAATATAAGACTTATTTTGATAAACGGCAAGTTCACTTATGGGTTGAACTTCATCTTTCTTTGCACCCTTTTGTGCAACACCAAAATCATTTACACGAAGCATTAACCGAGTTGGAAAATCTTCGATACCATCTAATAATTTAGGTGGTCTTTTTAAATCTAAATCTGTAATTTTAAAATCAACTTCCTCAAATGTTTGATTTTCAATATCAACATACAACGTGCGATTAGCATACATTCCCATTCTCATATTCATACCAACATCATTTGTCTGATTTAAATTATTTTGTAGAATTTTGAAGAAACCTTGATCGCCGGGTCTATCTGTTTGTGTGTATGTTATCGGTTCTTGTTTCAATAAACTCTTAATTGATTTAAAAATATAACCATCCAAAGTTTCATAAAATAAAAAACCAAAATCTTTTGCTGATGATTGAGTTTTTGGACACAACCATTGAATCGTATCAAAAGGTCTTTTTAAATTTCCTACAAAAGAGTATGAGTTGACAGAATTATCCTTATCTAACTTTTTAGAACTTTGAACTCCCTTTTTGTCACTCTTCAATAATTCTTCAACAGTGTTTGATACATTACCAGTGAATTTTTTATTTACTCTTGCAGTTTCATTAATGATTGATTCGACTGAAACGAACTCCAAAGTTGCAACCTGTTTATTAGTTTCAGTCACCATGTTTCTCACAGAGTTAAGCATCAACTTTTGTTTTTTAGATGTAATCTTAAACTCATCTACATCTCCATCCTTAACTGTCAGATCAATATACTCACCACCAGTAATTCCTTCTCGACCTATGACTTGATCGATGTCAATAAAAGTGACAGTCATCGAAATTGATGGACTTTCTATACTTTCATAATAATCGATAATAGGATTTCCAAGACCTAATTCATAGGGTTCTTTTAGAGAAGAACTCTCACTGGGCATCAACATGCATTTGGTGATAAGAAATTTAGATTCTGACATTACGTTAACATTCTAGCGACTTCTGGAGGCAATTCTGTCTCATTAATAGATAAGAATTTATTTTTATTCGACTTGATAAAAGCCACAGGACTTGATGTTTTCTTTATTGATGCGATTGTAACTTGTGCTGGTTTACTTTGAACTAGTACACTACTATTCTGATCTTTACTTTCAATTCCAGATTGATAGGACACTGCGTTTACTAACTTATCAGATGTTTCTAGATTTTGTTTGAGTGATAGATCTAAATCATTTTTTTTCTGAACTTCAATATTAACATTTTTGTTTTCCGTAAATGGCTCTACAATTTTATACTCTGTAGTAGCTGAATATGAGGATTTTCCCTCACCTTCACCCATACCACTTTCTTTGATCATCTTGCCTATGTCTTTATTTTCTTGACTTGCAAGTCCCATTTCTCTTTTTTTAGCGTCAAGAGCTATTTTTTTGATATTTAACTGTTTTCTTGCATAAGTCAACCATCTCTCATTTGGCACAGTTCTATTTTCATCATATGCTGCTTGTCGTTTTGATACTTCAGATTGTGCTGCTTCGTATTCTCTCTCTAAATCTTCAACTGACATATCTTTTTTTCCTGTAGTAACCTTGAATTTCTTTTCCTCTTCTTTTGGTTCTTCACTCTCCTCTTCCCTATCTTTCATATTATCAATTACACCCTTCAAACCTTGTGATGCGAGTTTATTACCTATTAATACATTATCAGTTATGCCTTCCCCCTTTTTATCAAAATCAAATACACCACCAGTCAAGAAATCAGCGGCACCACCTGTTGTTCTCTTTAACAAGTTAATTGATTGTTTTCCTTCTGATTCAAACTCTTCCAACTCCGTTTCAGGAAGTTTATCTTCTTTCTTCTCTTTTTCTTCTTTAGGTTCAAACAACGACTTTCCTACTTTCATTGTCATTCCTAGAGTTGAAAAATTATCACTAGCAGATTCACCTTTTTTATCAAAGTCAAATACACCACCAGTTAAGAAATCAGCGACACCACCTGTTGTTCTCTTTAACAAGTTAATTGATTGTTTTCCTTTTTTCTTTAAAAATCCACCAACATCTCCAGCGAGTTTTAAAAATTTTCCTTCCAAATTCTTATAAAGTTCTTTCGTTTTTTCAAATCCAGCCTTCAAACCGTCATTTACTTTTTTCAAAATCTTGGGTGTAATCTCAGCTAATTTTTTTATAAGAAGTCCGCCTGCTATTGCAGTAATTCCAACTGCCATTGCTTTTAGAAGTAATGGTGCAATGACAGGAACCAGTGGTGCTGCTAATGCTATTAGACCACCAGTAGCAATAGCACCTAAAAGACCTGAGAGAAAATTACCACCACCTCCTCCTTCTGATCCTGATTGTGGTGCGATTGAATTTTCTTTAGAAGTTAGTTGTGCTGGTTGTGATAGAGCCAATGCCCTATCTGTCATTGATTTTTTTTGTTCCGCATCTTCAAGTTCTAATTTTCTATCTTCCTCCGCATCCTTTTCAAGTTTTCTTTCAACAATTATATAATTAGCAATATCTCGAATCTCAGTCTTCATTGTCTCAATTGTAAATGATAAACTTTCGATCAAAGTTTTATTCGCTTGTATCGTATTTACATTGAGATTTGACTGTTTTAAGGCGTTACCAGCTACCTGATCAACTTCTTCAACTCGATTGAAAAAACTGTCTATACTTATTTTTTTATTCTCTTCATCCATATCTTTGAACACCTTGTTGTTGTTGGTTCTTTAGATTTTGTTCTTCAATATATTGCTTTAAAAGAGAGACATAAATTTCTCTCTCCCAAGGCATCATATTTTCGAGTTCCGTCAAGCTATATTTATGGTATTGCATGAGAGCAAAATTGATACGGAAATAGGATTCAAGATCCTCTCTTGCAATACTTAAGCGAAAAAATTAGCTAAACCCTCCAAAACGACACTTCCCTTTTCTTTTGTGTTTGGATTTACAACTTCAATTGTGTGAGTTAATTTAGGCATTGTTGAAAAGAATTTCTCCACCTTCTTATATTGACTCGAATTTAATTGTTCAACAAAATCCATTCTTTCTTGCGGTGTATAATCTTTAGTGTCCCAAGCGTCCTCTTCAGTATAAATGGTATCAATACAATCAGCAACAACTCTAAAAGTTTTATCAACAAGAGTTTCGGCTTCATCATCTGTGGTAAAGTTATTTTCAATAAACTGATTCAAAGATGGATATTTCATACGAAGAGTTAGTTTATCATCAAGTTTAATATCTTTTGTATGTCCTCTTGGTTTGACAACTTTAATTTCATCCACATAAACTGTGACTGGAACTTTAGTTTCATTATCATCAGGACAAGTCACTGTAAGTTTAATATCTTCTCCAATTGATTTAGCTCGAATATTTAAAAATAGATATTCAATATCAAATGTGGGAAGACTATCGACATCAACTCCTTTTGTAAGGATGCATTTTTTTAATACTTCCTTCACAGCATTTGTAATCTCATTTTCATTTTTTGATTCTAATGCTATAATCAAAATCTTCTCTTCTTTTACAAGGAAAGGTCGATATCTAACTTTTTTATTTGATGAATGTAGTTTTAACTCATAGGTTGGAGTTTCAATGGTTGGTAAAGGCATAATATTCTATTCAGTGTTTTATTTAGTAGAGGCCACCCTGTCTATTAGTTGTAGTTCCTAAAGGTAATCCACCTTGACCGCCAGGGACACGTTTAGTCGATGTTCGGAGTGCCTGTTCATTTGAGTTTATAACATCATTGGGTGTGTTAAGAACAGCGTATTTATGATCTCCTTTTTGAGTATAAGAGGTAAAAAACCTGTCATAGGCAAACTGTACATTACATCTTAACACATTTGAGTCACCATAGGCAACTCTCATTGATGTTAAGTTAGATGGCCAAACATTTACAAATTCAAATTGAGTGAAATGTGATTCATAAGATGAGGATGTTGATTTTTTGATAAATGAATCTCTTTCAAATTTAGTAATATGAATTGTCTCTTTGTAATCATCTGGATAATTAAATCGTGAAAATGCTTCAGCCTCATCATTACTTGTGGCAATTGGATTAATATAAGACATCCAACTTTCTAAAACTTGTATTATCACCTGATCTGCATCACAATAAAAAACTAAATTTAATGGTGGAAAATTTCTTAAGTTTGGAAACTCCTCTTGAATACCTTGGCGATGTCCAATTGCAGTTGACGTAACATAACTAGTGCCTGGAAGTTCAGCCTGTGTACATAATAAAGACATTTTTTTCTTAAATCCATAACCTTGAGTTCTTTTTTTGCCTGGCAATTGTCCTTTCAACCATCTGTCCATTTTTCCGAAAGAAAATTCGACTTCAAAAAAAGTATCAAGAGATGGTCTTGCAATAGTGTCTCTAACATCTAAGACACTTCCTCTACTTACTAAACTTCTACTTGGGAATCCTTTATCTTCTGCCACAATAAATAAATTTAACTTGTTATTACTATATATGAGTTATAAAGGAATATATAGGCCTTCTAATCCCAAAAAATATAAAGGAGACTCTAAAAATATTATTTACAGATCTCTTTGGGAACGAAAGTTCATGAATTATTGCGATTTGAATGAGAATATACTTGAATGGGCATCAGAAGAATTCTGGATACCCTATAAAGATCCAACTACAAATCGTGTTCGTAGATATTTTCCTGATTTTTTTATTAAATATAAAGACAAAGATAACAATATTCGCAGATCAGTGATTGAAGTGAAACCAATGAGAGAGACATTGGAACCAAAGATAACAAAAGGTAAATCAAGAAAAACTCTTATAAATGAATCAATGACATATGTAAAGAATCAAGCAAAATGGAAAGCTGCGAGAGAATTTTGTGAGGATCGTAAATTAGAGTTTAAAATCATGACTGAAAAAGAACTAGGAATCAGATGAGTATTCTACAGAATATATTGAATAAAGTTGATGGCCAAGTCAGTGAGGACTACTTTCGTAGTCAATTACTTGAAGAACTCGGATCTACAAACTTTGATGATGATGCTGCAGATACAGCTGGATTTGCTCCTGGCCAATTATATTTTTTTACATACTCAGCACAAACTAAACAACCATATTATGACATGTATCCACTCGCATATGTGATCGAATATCAGACAGGTGGTTTTCTAGGTTGTAATCTTCATTATGTTCGTTTGACTCAAAGAGACGAATTAGCAATAAGCTTACTAAATAACTCTGCTCAAGGTGCAATTGCAGTTCCTTCTCGAACTCTACATAAATATCTCTATACTGGCGTGAGAGGGACACCATATCGTATTCCAAATACTGAATGGTCGGATGTAGCACAACTACCGACTGAAAGATTCGTTGACATGAGAGGAATTCCAGTTCCAAGAGATCGAGTTTACAACAAAAATTAATGGAAGTTAAAAAAAGTCGTCCATATCTGCAAGATGATGGATCAAAGGTCTCATTCACCTTTGATAGATCTGACGGTAAGATAGTGGGTATATCAAAGGATGGAGTTCCAGTTAATCCAAACACAGGTGAATTTTCAAATTTTAGTCAATCTTCTGACGCCGTAGCTGCATATAATGTCGCAAAATATACTTCTAATAAAAGATCATACGTTGATTCTGTTGCATCTAAAACCTCTGCTGAACTTAACGCAGAATACATAAAAAATACTAAAAGTCGTACTAATGAAAGTTTTGTAGATCCTGAAAATCCAAAAAGAATTGCATATACAAATCCAAAACAATTTGATCAGAGAAGATCTAAGATGATGCAATATCCATTTGATATTGATAAAAATCAAGATCATTTGAAAATATCGAGATATAACTACGTTAGACCTAACTTGAATATGAGTAAGTCAGCGGGTAGAACTGATGTTTTAGAACGTGGTTCAGCGACATCAACGATAGAACCAGAAACAGTTGCTGGTGACAGTGTTGTGGGAAGTGATTTAAAGTCGGTTATTATGTTACCTATGCCTAAGGTCACAGATGTAAATGGTGTTGAATGGGGAAAAAGTGAATTGAACTCATCAGGACTTACAGCACTTAATATTACAAATGCCGCGACTCTTGGTGGTACATTATCTGGAAAAGGTAAAAATGACGATGAAAAAGCAATAAGAGAAGCGATAGCAAGTCGAAGAGAAGCTAACAGTATAACAGAGGGTGCTGCTGCATTATACACTGGAACAGTTGCTAAATTAGCAGGAACTTTATCTGGATCAGATTTAGACACTGATACATTCTTAGCAAGACAGGGTGGTAAGGTTTTAAATCCAAATGCAGAGATGTTATTTCAAGGGCCTGTTATTCGTGACTTTGGATTTAGTTTTGTGATGATCGCAAGAAGTCAGGAAGAGGGTGAAATGATACGAAGTATTATCAGAGAGTTAAAATTAGGAATGGCGCCTAAATTCAGAAGTACAACTTTTTTAGAAAATCCAGATGTATTCATGCTAGATTACAGAAATGGAAATGGAACTTTGAATACTGTAAATAGATTTAGTCCAGGCGGTCTCGCACTGACAACTATGAGAGTTGATTATGCTCCAAATGGTTATTGGTCAGCATATCGTGATTCACAACCAGTTGCAGTAAAAATGGATCTCGATTTTACTGAACTTCGACCAATATATCAAGGAGATCAAATGGCAATCGAAGGAGACGACCACGTAGGTTACTAATATGACATACTCATCATCAGGAACATCATCAGGATCACCAAATAGTTACTTTAGGCAACTTCCA